TCCGTGAGGCTTCCTGCCCCTATTAGGGCTGTTGTAAGTGCCAGTAAATCGTCGTATGACTTCGTCTGCATTAGATTTGATTAGGTGATAGTTCCGGGAACCGCTTGTTGTAATCACGTAAGAACTCCTTCGAGTGAACCTCGTCGTGTCCGTACTTAGATGTCAGGCGGAAGAACTCACGCGCTGGCATTGTTGCAATAGGCTTACCCAAGGTTGGGTGCGTCTTGCCTCTTAATTCCGATGCTTCCTTTACTGCTTGCTGGTAGCGATCCTTTTCGGTAGCCGCCTCAAGTTTAAAGCCGTTCTTGATCTCGTTCATAAACGCACGATCAATCTCGCCATCGGAGTACTGCTTGATGTTTGGAATAATAATATCCATAAAAAGAAAAGGGCGGGGGCTTTCGCCCCCAACCCTTGATCAATTTGACTAAGCGATTGCTGTAATCTTACCGTGAGCGGCTGGCTGGTAGACACCCAATGTAAGGGCGCAATCAACGTAACCGCGCTCACCACCACCTTGGTTAGGTAGACGAGTCGAACCCATAGGGATCAGTTCGTGGATACCGTAGTACTCAGGGTTGATGAGGTAGCCTGTGTCCTTGTTAGTTGTGTCAGGAGCGCAAGCAGGGTTCATATTTACAACAGATACGATACCGTGATCGCTTTGGTAGAGGTCAACCGATACCTTGATAGTAGAGCTGCCACCGTCGTAGTTCACGTTGCGGAGGTCGTTCTTACCAGTTTCAAGGACACGAGCGAAGTCACTTACTTCACGACGAAGAGCAGTGTCAGCAACCAACATAAGGTTGTTGCTTGAACCATTCTCGCGGAAGATCGAAGTGATAAGCGAGTTAAGAGTATCCTCGGAGAAGTCACCGCTGGTGTGCTCGCTGGATGCAGGAGTCTTGTAGCCAGCAGGCACAAGAGCGTCAGCAGCAGCACTGTCGATGAAAGTACCAAGACCAGCCATACGGTAAGGAGTATCAGTACCGTTCTCGGCTGTACGTGCTTGAGCACCGCAAAGAGTTGCCTCGATGTCGCGCTTGAGTTCACGGATGGACTTAGCTTCAGCTTGTGCAATCTTAGCAGGACCTACGCTGTCAACAGCTTCTTGCAGGTCAGAAACCTGGAAGTCACGGCGGAACTTTTGAACGTAGTTACCAAGACGAGCACGTCCAGAGAACTTGTCAGTGAATGCACTAACGTCAGCACCCTCGCGGATACCAGCAGTGTCAACGTCCGCAAGGCCGTCAACAGTCCACTCTACGAAAGTAGCATTTGCTTTGGATTTGTTCGCAGAAGAAAGCACTGGTGTTTCTTCAGGAGCAAGGATAGTGAGGACATCAGTAAGGTCCTCGCGGTTAGATACCCCAGAACCGGGATTAGTTGTGTCGTATGTATTTGAGAATGACATAATATATTGTGATTAGTTGTTAATAAGTTTCGGAACTATCGTTCCATTTTGAATTTTCGGAGTTCTGCAAAATCGCGAGCACTACCCGACTCTCTGAACCTAGCTTCCAATTCCTTGATAGCTTTGGCTGTTCTTGTCGAAGTCTTCTCTGGTTTTGCCGAGGATGGTGTTCCCGTACGTGACGGGTTGAGTACAGGTGATGTCTTCTTACTCACTACTGGCTTGCGCCCATAGATGCTGTTTGTAGCGTGAGCGAACCAATAATCCAATTGCGCTGCTACTTCGGGGGCTTCACGCTTAATCACCTTCTTGAGGTTCTTAAATCGGTCATCTCCTACTGTAGCCTCGAATTGTTTACGTAAGTCATTGTCCTCACCCTCAAGCCAACTAAGTTCTTTTCGAGCACGATCAGAGAAAGAATCAGCAAGCTGCTCTCCTTGAATCTGTGCCTGAACCTTGTTGAGCTGATCTGGGAGGAAGGTCTTCTGTGCTTTACGAGCCTTTAACAAAGCTTGTCGCACGTCCTTCTTAGTCCATTCCTTACCTTCAATCTCGGTTACTACATCATCTGCTGCGTAGCCATCACTCTCAAAGAGAATATCCTCTGCCCACTCAACCACTTGCTCGACTTCAGTAGCCTTATCCTGCAACTTCTCGACGGAGTCAAGGTTGCTGTAAGGGTTGTTATCGACCTTCTTGGGTTCTAGTAGGTTTGGCTTCTCTTGAAGCTTGGCTTCCATCTGAGCAAGTCGTTCTTCGGCAGCTTTACGTTTTGCAGTCAATTCTCCGAATCGAGCTACAGCACGGCTACCTAACTTGTCAGCTAGTTCACGCAAATCATCCTCGGACATATCGTCCAGGTCCAACTGTGAAAGAACATCTTCGGATCCTTCAGCTTCTTCGGTTTCTTCCGTTTCGGTTTCCTCTGACTCGACTGATTCCTCAATCTCCTCTTCAGCTACCTCCTCGGTTACTTCCTCGGTTGCTTCTGCATCGTCTGCTGAATTACCTATCTCAGGGATGTCTAGTCCTTGAGTTAGTCCTCCAAGCCTCCGGGCTGCAAGATCCGCGACGGATATATTAGTATTGTCCACTGAATTTGTATCTGCTTCAGCGTTAGCAGTTGCGATTTTGTCTGTCATATAATTTCCACTCATTAACGCCGAGCGAAGGCGATGAGCGGATTATAACACACGGTTTTACAACTGATCCGAATGACGCTTCTTGAGACCTTCCCAGTCCACGAACTGAAGGATCTGATCGTACGTAATGATACGACCGGAGACCTGCTGGAGAGTGTCACTTGACGCTTCGTGCATTTCACTAATGGTCTCCTCGCGGAGTTCGTGAATAGTCTTGATGAACCGAGCAAAGGTCTCGTGGTTGTGCAGTGCTTGTAGGTCTTCTTGGATTTTCATATTACTTAGCCAGTGATCGCATTAACTTAACTGTACGTGGACCGCGACTCTTCACGTCCTTGTACCATTCACTGTCAACCATTTCGTCAGCAGCCTTGCTGTAGTTGTTTTCCTGTAGGCCCTCGTTCATCTTCTTGAACTTCTTGAGTTTAGTAAGTCCTAGGTTGAATGACATATCTACGATAGCCTTCTTGGCTTCTTCTGGGCGACTGGCAAAGTTCGGATCAAACTGAGCAGCATCCTTGAATGCTTGTTGTAGGCTTCGGTTATAAAGACCCTTGATCTCACGATCATTCAGTTCCCTGCCGTTGAAGATTTCATTGATGTCAATGCCCTCCTCCTTTAGGAACTGGCGGTTCATTGGCTCCTCGAGGTTTAACCCCACGCCGATGGTCCGCTTGCCTTTGGTGTCAGTGTACATCTTGGGGCGATACCCCTCATTCTCAACCATCATTGAGAAGTACTCCTTGGCACGTTTATCTTTTACTCGACTTACTGCGTATTCTCTAGGTGTCATTATAGGTTCTGCGTTTCAATTTCTCCCATCTGTGCAGGTGCTGTACCTACGCGACCAATCTGAGCATTCTGTGCTTGCTGCATCTGGAAGGTGTACTGACCTGCGTACTTCTGAAGTCGGGCTGCAAATGCTTCGTCAGTCTGAGCACGTTGAGCAATGTCTGGCTGCTGAGTGTACTGCTGGATAACCTGCAATGCAATCTGAGCACCCGCTTGACGTGCTGGCTGTTCGATACCAGCAAATATCTTAGCGAGGTCATCAGTAACCTGCTTGACCATTTCTTCCTGTGCTGTCTCCACTGGCTGAAGGACTGCGTCCGCCATAACTGGATCAATACTGGTAGCAATGATATCAAGCAATGCATCCAGATTTAGACGATTGTTTGAGTTCAATTGGTTCAGTGCTACGAACTGCTCAGTCTTGGATTTAACTGTCTCCGGATCAGTGTTCTGGACATCGAAGTTAATAAGGATGTCGAAGTTCTCGTCGGCATTACCCTTGTCCATTGTCTGCGGATCAGGGATCCCGGTTACACGGAAGAAGATCTCATCCGGTCCGAAACGTTGGAAGCACTTGAATGCCATACGCAGAACCTCTGCTGTGTGGCTAAGGAACTTGTCCACTAGGAACTGCTTGCGAATCTGGCTGATGCTACCTTCCTCGTCCAGTCCAACCAGTCGGTCAGCTAGGTCAAGTAATGTTGACTCCATTTCTATTGAGCCAGTAGGAGGTGGAGGTGTAGGAGCGAAGTCCAAGTCACCCTTACGGCGATAAGGAATCATACGACCTGGTCCCCAATCCGTAGGTGCTTGACCTACTGGGTGCAGGATAGGAGGTAGTGTAGCTAGGCTATTGCGGTCAACTCGTGAGTCCCGCTCAACCTTGACTTGATTCTGAATGCCACGCAGTACAGAAGGTACTGTCATTGTGTCATAGAGTCTCTTGCTGTCTTCTGAGAGTTTGGAGACTACAACAGGGTAGTCCTCGTACCCATTCAGTAATTCAAACTTAGCATAGCCCTGCGTTGTATCGTCACCATCGAACTCGCGGTGGAACACGGTGCAGTAAATGCCTTCGGCTCCATCCTCTTCGTCCACTAGACGCTGGTATCCGTAGCAGATCTCAACTAGTTCCTGTGCCTCGTACGCATTGTCAGTAAGGCTGATACTGCGACCACCCTCCTGCTCGCGCTCGATGGAATCAATGTTAACGCCGCGATACTTCTCGATTACTAAGTCAACGAAGTCCTCGTCCCAGCCGTCAGTTACTACCTTGTTCTCCAGCTCCTGTGGAGTATAGTAAGTACGCCAGAAGCAGTAAGGTGAACGCTGAGGATCAGTCACATACGGAGGGAAGAAGAAGTCCCCATCGGGGGCTAGTGTCTTGACTTCGGGTGCATTGACCTGGCGGCGTACGATAGGCAACTCAGCTACGCCATTCTTACGTAGATCCTTGAGTGCTTTCTTTGCTCGCTTCTTGGTTGTTCCCTCAAAGGTAGCTTGTAGCAAGGCGATTAATTCCTCGTCATCGTTCCCATCTTGGATAGCTACTGCTACCTCAGGGCTGACTTGTCCAATCTGATTGATGTCAAGTTCCTGTAGGAACCGTCGATCTTCACGCTGCCATCCGACGTACGTGATCAGTATGCCTCGCTCAAGCAAATAGTTAGCACCGAGTTCCATCTCTCGGTAAAAGCGTGGGATATATCCCGAAGTTACCATCCACTTCAAGAAGCCTGATACTACTCGGCTACGACTAATATCACCACTCTCAACAGGGAATGCTCGTACATTAGCCCGATTCAGCGATGCCATAAACAGGGACACCAGTCGAGTAATGCGCTCGTCAATGACGTGGCACTCCATATCAGATGAACCCTCCCAAGGGAATGCGTCAGCACCGTGCTTGCGGTGATCGCGGCTCTTGCCCGGCCACCAGTTACGGCGGTCATCGTAGCTAGTACGACATAGGTCAAAGTAGGACTCCAGTTCCGTTACTGTCTGATCGTAAGCGTAACGTAGGGTTTTAATATCGGGTTCATCCTGAACATAAGTCAAGGAGTCAGAAATTGAATTATTCAGCATCTTGCGGATTTAGGCGTTTTTGTATGGATTTTAGTAATCGAATTGTGTACGTCGATGATACGCCTATTGTATCACATAGGTCAGCATTAGTCATCTGCACCCCGGATTCGTGAAGAACGTGCCTTCTGAGTATCTCCCAACTAGCTAGTCGGTCGGATTGCTCCCTGCACCACTTGCGATCAGTAGTGATGTCATCGCCAGTTGTTGTGTAATCACTTTGCATATCTGTAGCTAGTACCCTTCTTGTCTTGAATAGCCTCAAAGGTAATGACCTTACCGACCATACGCCCCTTGTATCGCATTGGGACTAGTACCGGTACGCGCTTCCCTATCTCCTTGCTGTAGACGTAGTTGTATCTTGGGTTAGGGCATTCCTTTAGTACCTTGCCCTGGAAGTGCTTAGGGATAATTTCCTCGATCATAAAGGAACCCTCCAGTATTTCAGCACCCTCCTCGGTCACCCAAGTGTTCTTGCCTCGACCCGTCAGTGAACCCTCTGGCAGCTTCTCAAGCGCAATGCGCATAGCTTCCTCAAATGTTAACTCTTGGTCCTCTGCAATTTTTGTTAGTTTCTTCTTAGGCATTAGTATCCTCCCTTGCTCCTGTTTGTAGTTTGCATCTCATTGGATGAAAAGAAGTCCGGACCCTCGCCGCCGTTCGACATTCGCAAATATCGAATAACGTCAAAGAAATCCTTTAGTGGCTCGTCACTTTTCCCCGCTGAGTTGTAGTTAATAAGGCTGTCGATAAGGTTACCGCAGTCCTTGTGAATGTAGCACAGTGGGCGATTAGCCCCGTCAACCCCTACATTTGGGTTATAATTAAACCAGTCATCAAGGGCTGTAATGCCCTGCTCCTCCATCTTACCATCGGATGGTATGAAGCTTAGACCAAAATCATAGAACGAGGTAAACAGGTCATCATTGTTCTCATTCTCCCTAGCAAAGAAACGGGAGTCCCCTATACGCTCAGTTACCTCTATTTGCAGATCATCCTCAATCTCCTTGAAGAGTTCGCAGTACCCCTCGACGTTCAGTCCAATCTTCTTAGCTGCTGAACCGTACTTCCACTTGGGGTCACCGAACATCGCCCACTCGCCGTACGTATCCCGATCCGGCCACTCCCTGCGTATGTATACCTCTCCGTCCTCGTTTACCCCAGCCCAGATGCAGGTGTAGTTCCTTGCACCAGCGGGGTCAACAACCTGGTAGCAGGTGAACTTTGACTTATCCGAAATGTCTGGGAACGCCATCTCGTACTTGTTCGGCTCCTCGCTGAGTACATTGACCTCAGTATTGAAGAACGGAAGTAGTGCGTTAGCGGACTTAACAGGCAATCCGTAGGCACGAACCTTGATCTCATCCTCCGGGCGACCAGCTAGGTCCTTAGCGATTCGCTCATATCCCCCGAATGGATTCTCGTCCGAGTGCAGGTAGATAACCGCAGCGTCACGGCTAGGGCTGTACTGCTTAGTAGGTACTTCCTTGCCACGTAGTAAGGCAGCGGGTCTAGTCTCAAGTGTCTCCGCTCCCTTCAGGTAGTCAGATATAAAGGGCGTGTATCCGTCAATAGGAGTAAAACCAATCACCATCTTGGAGTCCCGTGTAGCTAAACGGAACCGAAGCGTATTCACCAGAGCGGCATCACCTAAGTACTCGTCCAGCCAGGCTCCGATATTGGATTCGTTCCCAGCCTTGATACTACCCTTCTTGAACCCGAACTCGAAGCCCTCAAGGATAGTTGAGTTATTACTGAACTGCGTATAGGTCTTGAAGTCCACACGTGTACGGGTGTCCGGGAACACAAATGAACTACCCGTGAAACCATTCTGCATTGAGTAATTTATGTACCCGTCAATGCTCTTGGTCTTCTTCTTGAACTCCTTGGGCATCATTTCCCAGATAGCTGGCTGCTGTACCTTGATTGATGTATCCGCGTTCTGTGAGAAGCATACGATGTGTCCGTCAAAGTTAGAACTAACCGCCTCCATTATCCGCTTGGCACATCCAGTTGTCTTGCC